TATCCCCTGTGTGCCTTGCGCTTGCCTTATCGCCACTTTCTATCTCTGGCAGAAAGAAACAGACGCACACAAGGAAGAAATGAAAAACATGACAGACGCACTCAACAACAACACTCAGGCACTAACCAAACTCACAGACCATATTACAGGAAGTGAAAAAAATGACGATTAACTACAACAAAAATATCAGAGGTGTGTACATCGTCACAACGAACACAGAGCCTCTGATGATCAGGGCAGAGCCTAACCTAGACGGAACAGTTATCGCAGAAATGCCGAAAAACACAAAATGTATCTGTCTAGGATGCTATTCTGGAAACTGGTATGCAGTCACTTACGAGCATGACGGTATCATTTCCACAGGCTTTTCACATAAAAATTATCTCAGGAGGGATTATAAAATATGACATTAGACAACTTAATTACACTCATTACAGCAGGATTCACAAAAGAAGAAATCCTCACAATGTCAGGCACAACCACCCAGCGTGCCCCGCAGCCACAGCCACAGCCACAGCCACAGCCACAGCCACAGCCACAGCCACAGACACAGACACAGTTCTATGGACAGAACTATCAGCAGTCACCGGTGCAGGGTGTACAGGAATATGCACAGCAGTTTCCACAGATGTTTCCACAGGCACAGGCACAGGCACAGCCACAGCCACAGGCATATCCGCAGACACAGCAGATTCAGCAGATCAGTGAACAGAATGATGTTCTGAATGCTCTGAAAAGTCTCACAAGTGCGGTACAGAGTAACAACGTTAATCTGATGCAGAACACAGTTCCCAAACAGGTTACAACAGAAGATGCTATAGCAAGCATTATCAATCCGCCAAACTATGATGGTTTGACAGGGGGTGAAAAATAATGGCGAATACATTAAGTTTCGATCAGATCAGCACAGTGCTGAATGATATCGTTAAACAGGCCACAGGCGTTGAAACTATGAAAGCAACGGACACAAGTTCGTTCGTAGCACAGGCACAGACAGCGTTACTTGTGGGTAATGACAGGATTATGAACAGCATTTCTCAGGTATTAGACAGGACGATCTTTTCCGTAAGACCATACAACGCTAAATTTAAGGGACTGAGAAGAACTACACAGCAGTGGGGAAACCATGTGCGTAAATTGGGGATGTTAGACGATGATTGGGAAAACGATCAGAGACAGCCACTTGATGATGACACAGCGGTTGACATGTACAAGATCAAAAAAGGAAAAGTTTTACAGACTAATTTCTATGGTGGTCAGGTATTCCAGAGACATAGAACGTACTTTCGAGATCAGTTAGATCAGGCTTTCAGAAATCCAGATGAGTTTGGACAGTTCGTGAGCATGTACACTCAGAACACGATGGACATGATCGAACAGGCACATGAAAGTATGGCAAGAGCATGTGTGGCAAACTATATCGGTGCTAAAAACATCTGGCAGACAGGAGTTACATCAAGTACAGATGGATATACCGGAGAGCATGTTGTTAAGTTGCTCACGATGTACAATACCGAGAACGGAACAACGTTAACCGCTAATGATGTAAGAAAAGCGGAGAATTTCCCGAGTTTTTATAAATGGGCTTGTGCTAAGATCATGACTTACATGGACTTTTTCACAGAGAGAACAACTCGATTCCATGCGAATATCACGGGAAAAGATATTGCACGGCATACTCCGCTGAGTATGCAGAACATCATGATTTTTAGCCCAGATCTTCATACCGCAGATACAACGGTTCTGAGTAACACGTTCCATGACCAGTATCTCAAAATTGCGACAAATGAAAAGGTTAATTTCTGGCAGACACTTGACAGTCCGATGGATATTAATGTAACGCCTTCAGTTATGATTCCGGATGGAAGTGTTGAAAAGGGAGAAGCTCAGGCAATGAGCAATATCTTTGCCGTACTGTTTGATGAGGAGGCTATGGGGCTTACTACTATCAAACAGTGGAGTAGCACGACACCTTTCAATAGTGCAGGAGGGTACTGGAATATCTATTATCATTTCACAGATCGTTACTGGAACGATCTTACAGAGAATGGTCTTGTTTTTGTTCTGGAATAGGAGGAAATAATAATGGCGGTAACAGTCAATTTTAAAACGGCAAGCAAAAGAGTTAATTCTACGGAAATTGTCGGCGGTGATGTTACCGCCGTTTCCTGTAATATAAATGAACCATGTTCTATTGAAAATCCACAGATCATACTGAGAAATGGAGGCAGTGCCCCGTCATGGAATTACTGTGAGATTGTAGAATTTAATCGTTCATACTGGGTTGAGGATTGGGAGTATAGAAACAATACATGGATTGCACATTGCGTTGTGGATGTGTTAGCCACGTATCGTGATACAATACAGGCAAGTAATTTGTTTTTTATCAGAAGCTCAACGAGTTTTGATGGAGATGTGATGGACACTTTATATCCAACGCTGTCGACGCCAGTTAAGAAAAGAACAGTTGTTAATGATGGTTTATTTCCGGTGGCTGAGTATGGTTTAAATCAGGGGTATTTTGTTTGCGGAATTGTAGGAGAAGATGGACTTACAAATTTCTATGCTTTTATTCCCACTAATTTTGCAGATTTTTGCTCAAAGATATTTTCTACTCTTGACTGGGCGAACATCTCAGGTCAGCAGATCACAGATAGTTTGCTAAAATGTTTGTTCAATCCGTTTCAATATCTGACAAGTGTTATGTGGTTTCCTTGTGAAAATGTTGGCGCCGGAAGTACGCAGGTTTCAGAGGTTAAGTTTGGTTTTTGGTCTTGCGATGTGACTGCATTGAAGTTGGGTAATAAGCCTTTTTATAGCAGGTCTTTTGATATGCCGATTTCTCAACACCCACAGGTTTCACGTGGAACATTTTTAAATGCGTCTCCGTTTCGTAGGATTCAGTTAACTATTGACCCGTGGGGAACGTTCGATATTGACGGAGGAAAAGTTGCAAGTGCTGAGGGCGTAACAGTCAGCGAAACTATTGACTGTATGAGCGGAGTTGGTGTAATGTCAGTGAGCGCAGGAGGTGTTACTTTATATAGTGGATATGCACAAATTGGAGTTAACATACAAGTGAGTGATTTACGGGCAAACATTATTGAAAGTGGAAGTAATTTGCTAAGTAGTATCGGGAATTTATTTTCTGGCAATTTTTTGGGAAGTGCGTCAGGAGTTGCAAATGCAGTTGAGAGTGCGATACCCGATGTACATACCAGAGGTGTTAATGGTACGTTGTTATCAATAGCACGTATACCTTTCGTTATTGAAACATTCTATAAAATCACGGATGAAGATAGAGCAGATAATGGCAGACCTTATATGAAAAATGGCACAATGCAGGAGTTAGGCGCTGGGTATTATGTGGTTGAAAATGGTTCGATTAATGTACACGGAGCAACTCGGAACGAAAAAGAACAGATCAAACAATTCCTTGAGGGAGGTGTATATTATGCGTAGCTTTCCTGCAAGCAATATTTCAATGTTCGTTGCGCTTATGACAAGTGCTAACTCGGGGCAGAACCCGTGGGGATCTGGTGGGGCAGGTGGAATCGGAGGTCTAATATTGCAAGCGTGGCAATGGATCGTGGATAGATGTAACGCACCGAATGTGGGGTACAATCAGGACTACAGAAATGAACAGACTATCAACGGAATAACTTACTATGATTGTAGTTCTTTAATCTTCTATGGGCTGGGGCATGCAGGTTTTGAAGTCAATTTGACAGCATGGCCGTTCACCACGGAATCAATGCCAACGATACTGAAAAATCTCGGTTTTGAGGAAATAATATTACCTGCCGATTATACTGATTTCAAATTTAAAAAAGGTGATATTCTGTGGATACATGACACATCACTCGGAGGTCATCAGCACACAGAAATGATGTATGATGAAACACACTCTATGGGTGCGCACGGCAAAAAACTTCCATTGCCTGATCAGGTGAGTATTAATACGTACACAGTGTGGGAAAGTACGATACACTATTGGAGAGTGTACAGATGGCCTTTTTCCGGTGGTGATTGGCAGGTTGGAGGAAACAGTGAGTACTTTGGCGATCCCACCGCTAACCTGTGCGGAAACAATGAAAAAGCCATAAATAACGCAACTGTGATTTTAAATTATTTTAAATCTCAGGGATGGAGTGTAAATGCTATTGCAGGTCTTTGCGGAAATATTCAACAGGAAAGCACTTTTAATCCCGCATTGATTGAAATTGGAGGTACTGGACACGGGCTTGTGCAGTGGACACCACCGACCGATTTATATAAAGTTATTGACGTATTATATGGAAATCATGATGATTGGTATGATGGTCAGAAACAGTTGAGTGTTATTTTTGCAGAGTTTCAGCAAAGTTCAGGAATTAAAAACTGGGGTATCGAGCCACAATGGTATAGTACAAGTGCATACCCGTTGAGTTGGAGAGAGTGGAGTGTTAGTACTCAGGATGCAGGATACCTTGCACTTGCTTTTCAGGCAAACTATGAAAGACCTGCTAGTATACATCAGGAACGTGCCGGATATGCTAGAGCGTGGTTTAATTATTTTAATAGCTTATAGGAGGTGAATATATGTTTGGATGTGATACAGGTGTTGGTGCTCCTGTGATGTATAATTATATCAATCAGTATAATAGTAGCATATGCCCGAGCACTAACCACTGCAAAAATACTCAGTTATTTTGGTATTTTCAGAGATATTTGTTACAGAAGGCTATATCCGTGATGAAATGGGATGTTCCCGATAACTGGGATAAGGATTATTTTT